CAACAAGACCTTGAGCATTTACGCGCGTGGCGGCGCTATTACGTGAAAATTGAAAATCTCCGCTCCCGTCGTCTGGTTTTATACATAGTGCCTCGCCATTATTGTAGGCGGTTGGTGTTAGCACTAAACTACTTCTATCGAGTAAATTTGACATATTATTGTATTTTTTCTATTTTATCTAAAATTGCTGTGGTACACGTTTGGTTTTCGTAATATGTTGCTCTCGCTTGTAAAGTTGCGAGTAAATTCGGTATACCACTACCGAATAACATCATCATAACTCTGCGCCTACTCATTATAGCGTAGAATCAAAGTAAGAATCTAAAGCCGTTTTTAATGCTGCAAAACTTGCGTATGCCGTTCCTGCCTCGTCTTGTAAATCCGAGTAAATTGTTTTATCTAAAACGGCTACGTTATTAGTTGTTTTAATGATAATAAAATCCCCTTGCTTTTGTCTTTGGATTTCACAATACGCAGGGTAGCGGTATTCGATTCCGTTGTTTAAAACTAGCTCTTTTGTTACTGTATCGACGTAAATTTTCATTTTTTATATATTTATTAAGTTGTTACTGATATTGTCCACCCTTTAGCCTCTAGGCTTGCCTTTGCTGCTAGTCCTACAGAGCTAGGAGCTTGCCCTCCCGTTTGGTCAAAAGTTCCGTTAATCTGTCCTGCGACGTCTAGGCTTTCGAGTATGTTGTCTATTGATTGTGTATTCAATCCTGTATTTCTAAAAGCCTGCGTGAAATTTGTTGCTGTGCAATTATCAAAAGCGTTAGACGGGAAAGTCTTTAGTAAAAGACAACCTTGCCACGTTGAAATAAAAGACGTACCGCTACTAAAATCTAACAAAGGAAACTCCGTTAAAACTGCGCAATCTTGCCACGTGCTATCGAAATCCTCGCCTTTGCCCGTATCTATTAAAGGGAAACTAGTTAAAGCCTCGCACTCGTCAAAGGCTTGCTCGAAATTAACAACGTTTGAAAAGTTCCCTCCGTCTGTTGCGCTTATAGTTAAATTTGTGCAACCGCTAAAAGCGTCCTCTTGACTCGTAGAGCCTAGTCCGTATATACCAAAATTAGATACATCTATTATTTTAAGTATATCCGTATTGCCCGTAAAATCAAACGCAGGGAATACACCCGAAATACTTACTTTATGTATGCCAGAGCCACTCGGAAACGTTATTAAATGGTCGCCCGTTAATCCTGTAGCGCTATATCCCTCGTCTGTAGTTACATCATATAGGAAAGTTCCTGCGCCCGTTGTGATATTAAAAAAGTCTGAGGTCGCTATAATATCGGTATTCACGTTAAACTCTAAAAAGTTAGTACTATCGTTATTAAATATAGTGAAATCTGTATTAAAGTTACTTAAAAAATACGCTTGATTATCCTCTCTAGCTTTTAAGGTTACTGTAGAGCCATTCATGGCGCTTTTTTCGCCTCCCGTTCCTGCGCTTATTGTAACCTCTCCGCCATTCCATAGTCCTATAATTCTATAGTTCCCGTTACGGTCTAAAATTATAGCACAATAGTCTTGCCTCATTAACTTGTAAACGTTCAAATCTACAAAACTACGAGGTATTGTAAAGCTCAAGTCTTGCGACCACTCTACACCGCCACTTGTTACGCTTGCGTTTTCTGAGTAGCTAATATTTACAGCCTCATACTCATATATCGTAGTTTGTGGAAACTGCGTAATATTTTGAGCGTTAGGATTTGAGAGCTTAGAGAAACCACCAAACAAAACATCGCTAACCCCATACTTTACGTAAGGGAATAGATACAGCTTATCTATGCCACCTTGAAAGTCTTTACAAGACTCTGTATATCCTCTTTGTATTGTACAAATTGCCATATATTACTAGTATGAGATTATATCGTCTGGACTCTGTGGGTACGGATTTTCTATTCTATTAGACGGATTACCAAAATACCAACCGCTACGATTTGATACGTGTTTCGATGCGTCTACGCCGTCCTGTGTTGTCTTATATTCGTCTAAATGGTTTAATACTATCCACTCGTCAAACCTATCTATAAACGTATCTGCCATGCCTGCGTAAGTATTCGACAATCTAGTCAACTCCTCCGCACTCATTAACTGAGCGTTATCTGAGGTATGCGAAACAGAGCCTCCGTTTGCTACCATATAGTTACTAATTAGCACGAAATTTGCCACCGTTTGGTATTTCGTTATCGGTTGCACATATTTAGTATATAATTCAAGGTATAATCCTGTCAAATTACCTGCGTCTGCGCCTGCTAGTATTACGTCGTAAAGTTCCTGTCCTAATAACGGGAGTATTGTTGTATTCATTACGTCTGAAATTACAAATACAAACTTGTCGTCGTCCACATTACCGCCTACTACGGTAGATTGTTTAATCTCTGTCGGGGATATAAATAAAAATTGTGCCATATCTTATGCGTTATGAGGTTTAATAGATACTATATTCTCATTTGTAGGTACTTTGTATCCCTTTCTACGTGCCTCTGAGGTACTAATAGTTTTAGCTAGAGGCGAGTTAACGTCTAAGCTACTACCTTTCTTTAGGTATATCTCTCTTTGCCATTTGTGGCGACAAGTTCCCTGCGGAAAGTTATCCGACATTTTACCTCCGCCTTTATATAACCAAATACTATAGTTATTTGTACCGCCTAGTCCAAATCCGTCGTTTATTCCTGCCTTATTCATTTGCAAAATATCCTCTTTGCGATATAATTTATTCGCTTGCATCATTTTTTTGCAAAATGCTCTCTGTGGATTTGGGTTTCCTACGTATCTGTATCGGATAGCTATCTCTTTGCTATCCTGCGCACTCTTTGAGTTAGGTCTAGCCGTTCCTGTAGACGTTGCAAACTCTACCAAATCGTACAAATCGCCGTCTGTATCGTAATCTACGTCCGCACTACTTAGCATCGTCCACTCTGAGGCGTCTAAGGTTTCGCCTAACTCTATTAAAGAGTCGGCTAGTTCAGTAGGCGCTCCGTCGCTCATACATACGTGAGAGCTAAGCTCTGCGGTTTCCTCTTTAACCTCTATTTTCTCCTCTGTTAAAGGCGCAAAGTATAAATCTAGGTTAATCCCGTAATGTACTAACACCTCCTCTAGAGCCTCGATAACAAAGTCTTGTTTTGGCTTTATTACTCGCTTAATAGTTTGGCGCACGCTCATATCCATCTCGTCGGCTACAGAGCTAAAACCACTCGCAGACGATAAGCCTACTAACGACGGACTAATTACTCTGTGCGCAGTCATTAATTGCGTTTTAGCTTGCTCTGTAAGCGTATCCCATTGTTTGTGAACGCTACTATTAACAGGAAACGGCGTTACGTCTATTGCTACCTCTTGGTCATTAAAGCTGATAATGAAATTCGAGCTGTTCGAGCTAGACGTAAGTTTCTTTTTAACCTGTCTCTCAAACTCTTCCTTTTCCTCTGGAGTGTAATTAGTTCCGTTTGGTATATTGATAATATAGCCTGCGCTTAATCCGTTTTTAATAGACGAGATGTACATATTCGATAGCTCCTCTTCAATTTCAGCATATACAAGCCCAGAGCTATAGTCTGGACTACCAAAGTACTCATTACCTACGGTATAAGGTCTAGCTACAAACATCGAGTTACCTTTTTGCGCTCCAAACGCAGGGAATGAGATAGGCGTGTAATCTATATCGGTATATTTCTGCCAATTTCTAGAAAACCAATACTTCTCGATTTCGTTTTTTTCGTTTGCAATCGCAGGAATTAACATCTCTTTAGGTACGTGAGTCAAAGAGTGTAACTCTCCGCCCTTGCTTTCTATTATCTCAAAAGAAAACTCGCCGAAAACTTGAAAGTCTCGCACCATTTTACGCAATTCTCTAGGTCTTAATATCGTTTGTAATCTACCCCAACCCTCAGCGCCTAAAGCTCCGCTAGATGTACGTAGTCCTTTACCATATATTAAGGTAGTATAGGACTCGTTTATACTCGCATTTGTAGGCGAGCCGTTATTTCTATCTATAATGTAATTATAGTACTGATTTAATCTGCCGTTCATTACCCAATCCCTAGACTTATCCTCCATTAATGGCGGTCTAACGTAGTTCGTGAGTGTTATTAGTTTTATATCGCTCATAATATTACCATCTGTATAGGTTTTCCGTTAGTTTATATGTTTGTGAGTTTTGAGTAGTTGCTAAAACTAGACCTCTATAAACTATCTCGTTAGTTACGTCGTCGGTTAATTTTAACTGATAGCTACTTTCGGCTGTAAACGTATAGTCAAACGTAAGAGCAAGCTTATAATCGCCGCCCGTTGTGTAAGTTGTTGTTAAATCTGTAGACGTTCCCAAAGTACTATCCGTAACTGTAAGCGTCAATACATTAGACGTTGAAAATCTAGGTACTAACTTTATAGTGTGAGTCGTCAATCTAGGGTTTACTATCATAAAACAAACTTGTATATAATTAAAACGAAAAAAGTCTCGTTTTGTTTCTATTAAGCAAAAAAAAAGCCTCACAAATTAATGTAAGGCTCTTTAAGAGAATAAAACTAAATTAAGATACTACCGCTAAAAACGATGTTTGTGTAGCCGAATCTAGGAAAGGCGCCAAATCTTTACAGGTTGCGATGCCTGTCAAAGTGTACATATTTCCGTCCGTTTTTGCTCCGCCTGTCGATGCTACGACTGTAAAGTCGATACCGTCGTCAAGTCCTAAAGCTATATAGTTTCCGTTTCTGTCCACTACTACAGCCGACGGATACCCTGCGGCTAATAGATTAAACTCTGCATTTGTTGCAGCGTCCATAGATTTTAAAACGGTTGTTAGCGTTTGAGTATTTACTCGACTGCTAGTATTTCTGTCTCCTACCATAGACTGCTCTAGTGTATTGCCGTCTCCCTCTAAAGGATAAGCAAACGCCGCAGTCAATAGTACATTCATTGCCGTAGCCTCTCCGTTTGAAACGGTAAAAGCATCTGGTAAGCTGTCAAAGAGGTATAGTGTAGACTGACCGCCAAGCCCGTCTTTACACACTTTAGCTCTTCCGCTTGTTAATAAACACGCCATAAGTTGTTGATTTTTAGATAGTTAACCAATTAGTTAACTGTTATATATTATTTTAAAAAAGGGGGTTTTTACACCCCCATTGCATTATTATGCTATAGTAGTAAGTAACCAAACTATCTCTGTACCGTAAGAATATCCTACAGCTCCACCAAATACAGACTTGTATAAAACGTTTCCGCTCAAATCTACCTCGTCAAGGTCTTTCACTCTAATAGAGGTCGCATCTGAAGCAAGTCCAGTCCCCATAGTTATATTAGACTTCTCAAATAATACGAGAGTATTGTTTGGCAAGGCATTTACAACTTGCACAGAGTAACGTCCGTACACCATTCCTGTGTTAGCGTCTCCACCTAATCCGTTAGCTGCTCCGTTTTGGATAAGTAACTTTGTGTAAGCATCTGCAACGTCTGGAGATACGATAAAGTTTACTGCTTTACGTCTTAGTGCGTAAGGCAATGCTCCTGTTGCTGCGTCGAATGCTGCTAGTACGTTAGTCGTAGAGATAGCCGCTCCGATTGCTGTAATCCCGTTGTTTGCTTTTATAACGTCTCCGTCTGCTGCAAACTGCGTGATTAATCCGCTCATTTGTCCTGCTGCTCCAGAGCCGTTCCAGATTTGGTTTTCAAACCACTCAGCCAATTTTCCTGCTGTATCTGCTACGATAGCGTCTGCAATCTCTTGAGGCGTTTGGTCGTTGAAAGCCGACGCGCCCATAGACTCGCCGCTCCATGTTGGGCGGAAATCTTCTTTACAGATTGTAAATTCGTTTTTAAACTTTGAAAGTGTTAGTACTTTCTCAGAGTAAGCTAGTGCGTCAGTCGCTGCGGTAGTACCACAAGCGTAGTCTACAACTCCAAGAGTAACGTCTAAGTTTCTCAAGTTTAGTTTGTACCCTACGTCTGGTACAACGTTAATTAGTCCAAGTCTAAGAGTATCCTCTTCCTTGATAGCTTGCAACATAATATCTACTGCTGCCTGCCCTGCGTAATTTGATGTAATTGCCATTTCTTTATCTATTTTAAATTAATTAATTTACTTGTTTTGGTTTGCTAGTTTAATAGCCTCAAGGATTCGCCCTTGCTTTGTTAAAGTTACTTGTTTTGGTTGTGAGCTAACAGGCTCTACAGACGGCTGCGCCGAAAGTGTTACTACCTGCTCTTTTAACTCTACGTTTTCAGACGTTAAAGTTTCTAGTTTAGCATCTAAAGCGCTCATTTTAATCTCCATACTCTCAGCGTAAGCCTTAAACATATCGTCTAAAATCTCTTTAATTACTTTCATAGACTCCTCGTCTGCGTTTACTTCCTCGATTACTTCCTCTTCTAGCTCTGCGTCTACTACTTCCTCAGCCTCTGGAGCTACTTCCTCCTCAGCTTCAGCCTCAGACATAGACTCTACTAGTCCGTCTTTTACAACGATCTCGCCGCCCTCGTCAAGTTTATACGTTCCGTCTGCTAGAGATACTTTTTCCTCGTCTGCCAATAAAAAGACAGGAGCGCCCACCTCTAAAGTTTCGCCGTCGAATTGAATATCTAGCTCGCCAGATTTTACACTTCCTAGAGTTACCTCTACCTCCTGCTCTGCTCCAGATACTATCTGTTTTAGCAATGCTAGAATATTTTTGTTATTCTTACTCATTTGTATATTTGATTTTAAAGTTACTTCCTCAAGCTCTACCATTCCGTCGATAGAGAAACCCTTTAATTCGCCCGTTTTGATATAGTTATTCCAAATGTCGTCGTTATCTACTTTCATAGAAACGAGCCAAGAGCCTTTTGGATATTCTAATCCAAACGCTGCGGACTTATCTACTTTGGGATTTTCTACTAGCCACGACTCTACAAACGTAACGCCCTCGATTGGCTCGTCATGCTCTAGCTTAGAGTTTAGTTGGAATCCAGACTGAAAAAAGTTCTGTGAAAAATCTTTTATAGTTTCAGCGCTAAAAAACATCTCAAACTCGTTACCGTCCTCGTCTACTCTGTAGATTAATTGTTCGGGTTGTAAAACTAAGCCCATTAAGATACGTTGCTCTTCATCTACTTTCGCAAACTTTACAATCTTATCTTGTTTAGCCATTGCGATATAATGTTCGCCTGTCGCAGGCGCGTTTACCAAACTAATAGCAAAGACTCCTTTGCTCTTTTTATTGTATTTGCCCTCGTATCTCTTCATAGTTTTATATTATATTAACGAAAAAATTCCTTTATTGTTTCACTATTTTTAAAATCCGCTGCCCTCTACGATATTACGGTCTGCGCTTTGAGCTGTTGTAACCTCTCCGCTCACGACATACGCTTTAACTGCGTTATCTTGCCCTTGTATGCTTTGCTGTATTGCGTTACTCTCGCTACCCTCTACTAGATTAAAGGCTGGAGCCTCTGCTCCTCCGCCTGCGGTATCGCCTCCGCCTAAATTAGCGCCTCCTCCTGCGCCTGCTCCTCCTTTACCTAAAGCTGCTAGTCCTTTCGCTAGAGCTATCCCAGAGGAGATCGGAAGAGCACACGTCTGAACTCCAGTCACACAGTGATCTCGTATGCCGTCTTCTGCTTGAAAAAAAAAA